TGACAAAAATAGTAAGGCTTATATACCCTCTAATACCAATATATAATTAAGGTTGATAAGAGGGAGGCGAACGAAAAAGATGGCGGAAATAAGCGGCGCGGCGGCTGGTCGCGCGGCGGCGGAAGTGCGACGGCTCCCGACCAATGAACGGGGCGATCTGGTCAAAAGGTCGCCCCGGGATGTTGTAGGTGCTAGCGCCCGAGCTCAGCGAAGGATGAGCACGGAAAAAGCGGGGTGCCGAGGATCAACACGAAGGAGGAAAAAATAGAATAGGAGGTGAAATGTATGAAAGCAATAATAAATGGAAAGAAGTACGACACGGAAACTGCGGAGCAGATCGCGGATGATGGTTTTGGTCATCCAAGAGATTTCCGATATTGGAGCGAAGTGTTATACAAAACGAAGAAAGGGAACTACTTCATCGCGGGTGAGGGTGGTGCACTAAGCAAATACGCGGTTCCGGCCGGGGGCAATAGCACTTCGGGCAGTTCACGAATCTGCGCACTCACTCGTGCTGAGGCTTTCGAGTGGTGCCAGGAGCATAACGCGACGGAAGCAATAGAGGCCCACTTCTCCGATCTGGTCGAAGACGCGTGAAACTGTCTCTCGCCTGCGCAACATGTCCGGCACAGAGGAAATTGGAATGAAGGGGCCCGAGTCCGGGCCCCTGTATTTTTTCCCCTACCTGACATCCTCTCCGCCCTGAAGGGCGAGACTTTCTACGTGAAAAAAATGGTAATACGGGAGAGTACAAAGTAATATAAGCTTACCCTGCTCATCTCAATTACTTATCAAAGATCTTAGGAGGTGATAAACAAATGAGTGAACTATACAATCGAGATATTTTCGCGCTTTGCGAGTGGATGGATGACATGAAAGCGGAAATGCTCGCTTCGCAGAGTGCGCGGCTACATCGCGGTTTCATACCAGAAGAGAAGCGGCGGTACATGGAGCTGCTCGCACAGATTAGGGCGCGAGTGGAAGCTATGGATACTGGCGACTTCCCGGAAGTGCATCCGCAAACACTCGCAGAATGAACGGGCACTTTTTTGCCCGCCTTCCCCTAAGTTTGTTGGCTATGCCGGGTTGGTATTAGGTGCGATGTTTGATCATCACCTGCATGAGCTCTTTGCCTGAGATGCGGTAAACGACGAAGCGCGCGCCTGTGTCGTCAACTACCGTTCTGACGCGCCGCGCTTTTTCCTTGATGTCGGGCCAGCACGCTTCATGGTTCGCGTTTCGCATCATGCGAATGGTTTTACGACGCGGGATGATCACGGTCATTTTTCTCTCTTCACCTTCGCTGCTGCGTTTTTTCTTGCATATTTTCTACGCCTCCTGCTGATCTTCTCAGTACCTCGCTGGTGTGCGTCGATCCTTGCCCGCATCTATGTAGAGTGTCTGCGCGATCCGCAGTGCCAAGTCCGCTGCAACTTCATCACTGATATGATACGCACCCTGAAGTAGCTCACAACACAAGATCCCTTCAGTGATACACTCACGCATGAACGTCGGGCTATCATTAGCGATCTCCTCTTTCGTATGTTCATTCATCTTATCGGCCATTGTTGTCTTCTCCACAGGCTTCGCTTCTAGCTCTTGCAGCTTCTTCTCCATTTCCTTATAACTCTCTATCACGAGCTCGCGCGGGATCGCCATACGCGCCTTGCCCTCCTTGTTCGCTACATTGAGGCTCGCGGGGATAAACCAGCTTCCGTCCTTCTTGCGCTTGATCAGCTTCGCTGGATAGCGTATCTTCAGGCCCGCTACTTCGCCTTGGCCTTCCAGGATCTCCACCGTTCTCGAGTCACCGCGCACTTCCACGAGCCGCCCTACTACAATCGCCGGGGGCACCTTGCCCTCCTCGCGGTAGATGTAGAAGTTCCTGATCGGTGGTAGCTTCCTGCAATCGTCACGCTGTAGGAATGCAGGCCGACCGTCACGTTCCACTATCTGGTCATCTTCATCTACGGGCACCGCTGAGAAGTTGCCGTTGGGGTACTGGTCACTATACTTCCGAGTGATCCAGACCTTCGGATACGGGGACTCCTCATCAAGTATGCTCGTCGGAAGCTTCAACTTGAATTTCAGGCCCTTTCCCTCCGCTCGGTCATCATATCGCTCGTACCCGAGCGCCCTTAAGATGGCGTACTCCAGCTCCAAGTCATCTTCGGTCTTCTTAGCTGTGCCTTCCTTCACTAGCGTAGGATTGGCTGCTTCACCATTGAGCTGCTTCTGCTGCTGCTTTTTCGCGCTGGACTCCTCTTTCGGGGAGGTGTTAGGGAGAGTGCTTTCTCCGCTTTCTGCATCCTCAGCCAGGACTACCATATCATGTGCCGTTGGGATTGGGAACATGCCTTCGAGTTCGTGTAGCTCGTCTTCACTGAAGTTGAAGTCTTCTAGGTCGTTCATAGGTTCTCCTCCCGGATCTCGATCATATCCAGCAGATCGCACTCGCTCGCGCACTCCTGCACCGCTAGCTTCAGATCATCTAGCGCACTAATGACCAAAACGGGATTGCCGATAACCGTAACTACGAGCTTCGCGCCCGCAACACCGTTATGTGCTTTCATTGCCACACTCCCCGCCAGCCGCCTTCCGTAACCCCTCTCGCACCAATTGCGCCGCGATCGTGGCGAGTCCGATCCTGGCTCCGCCTTTGCCGCGTGCGCGTCGTATCTCTTTTTCTGCTTTCGCTATCTCCTCAAGTTGCTGCAACTCGCTCGTGTCAAGCGTGATGAACAGATGCGGCATTTATATCCCCCCACTCTTCTCCGCCCGCGACAATACATACGATAGTAGCGCGAGCTCGAACCCGCGCCGTATGGCCTCGCTTTTACCGTCTTCGGCCGCCGACACTTCCGCCGCCGCGCGACCAGCCGCCGCGCCGCTTATTTCCGCCATCTTTTTCGTTCGCCTCCCTCTTATCAACCTTAATTATATATTGGTATTAGAGGGTATATAAGCCTTACTATTTTTGTCGCCGCTCCCCATATGCCAAAATGTAGGGGGGCCTCCGAAGAATTCCTAATGCCCGTAACTATATGGAATCTTCAGCTTAGCTTCTTTCTCATTTTGAGCGTTTCGGTGTGGTTATGCTCATCACGCGCTCGCTACCGCACTTGCAGCTCGGCTTCGGGGTCGGCACTCTAGTCCAGAAGACTTCGTTACATTCCAGGCACTTCCACCAATACTTCGTCTTTAGACTCATTTCGCTTCAATATTCGCTGTGAGTGCATCGCATACGGCATCATGATCTGTATGAGGTCGACCGCGCTGATGCGATACACCAGGCAGGGGCCGCAGTCGCGTTCCTGTAGCCCTAAATATTCGGACTTTGCCTTGATCGCTTGCCACTTGTGAAGGTGGTGATCGTTCCGCTTTATGCTGATTACTATTTTCGGCAGCTTCTTACTTCCCATCTTCGCCCGTTTCCAGACCTATATGGTAGAACTGCCTTGAGGTCGCCCTTTATCGTGCCGTGCTTCTCGTTCCGCAAGTGCGAGCTCGCGCATCTTCTTCAGAGCTGCTGCGTACTCTTCAGACTCTGTACGAGGTCGCTGTAGCACGTTCTTGAATCGGTCTGCCTGGTACTCTTCGCGTGTCTTCCTAGCGCCCCAGGGGAGAACGATCTTGCCAGCGAGTTCTTTAAGCTTCGCACCAAGCCCCGCTACAAATTCGCAGCAGTCTTTCAACGCACCATAAATGCCGCGATTCGCACCTGCTCGCTGTAATGCTTCAATGCCGTGCTGCTCCACCTTCTCAGCTCGCTGGCTCAAATAATTGCCGAGGAATCCGTACAGCAGCTTGCGGATGTACGGGCCTCTTCGGGAGGCGAAGACGTAAGCGATATTGCTGCCGTTCTGGTTGCTTCGTCGCGCCATGCCGCGCAGGTGCATGTTCGCCGCCTTGTCTTGCTCGTCAGCAATCACGACTACGCAAGTATCTCGTACCTCCTCCTGACGGTAGTGCAGAATCTTCACTCGCGCCCGCGCAGCGGCATATAAGATCTCTTCCGCAGCCTCCTTCGTGAGTTTGGCGACATGGACGAAGACTATCTTGAGATATTCAACATAATCCTCGCCTTTTGCCGGGAAGGTGGGAACGACCGCAACCGCAATTCGCCGGATATTATTGCTGATCTTTCTTACCGCGCCGCGCCCTTCTTCGCCTTCGCGTGGAAGGATCATCCGATAGTTGATGAGCATGCTCGGGTGGATCTTCCACGGTAATCTTCGCACCGCCCACATATACGCGGTCTTCTCCTGGTATAATTCGTTCACAAAATCGTTGAAAAGGCCGTTGAACCGCGTTGCGCCTTTTCTCGTCGCTGTCTCTTGGTTGCCTTCAACCCCTTCGGCAACCGATACCTTTTTATACCCCTCTACCTTATTTAAAGTAGGTGAGGTATTCCCAACAGATACTCTCATCTTTTTTCCTCCCTTTTTTTTCTTCTTCCGCTTCAGCGATGCCACCGCATTCGTCATGTTGATACTTCTTACTACTCGCAGTATTAAAAAGGCATAGGTTCAGCTCACCTTTTCGGAGCTTGCGGACGAGCATCTCGCCGTAATTTGCATCATTCGGTGGCTGGTTCGTAGAGAAGAAGGCTGAGAGGATCGCCTCGATCAACTCTGACCGGGATATTTTTAGCTCTTTCGTCAGCTTCTCCATCGCTTGCTCCAAACGCTCTTTAAGCGCAGGATTTACCGCAGCTGTCACGATCGCATAATTTTTAGGGGCCATAATAATTTTATATAGATTATAAGAGTATATAAAGGTAGCACATGCTGCCCATGCACCTGCTTCTTAAACGAGAGATAACAATAGAATATATTAATAGAATTCTAGTAGAATTTTACTCGTGGATACCCTACCCTACCCTATCCTAACTTTTAAGAATCCAGCCCGTTAAACCGAATGGTGTCTTTACCACTGTTAGGTGAACTACCACCCAACAAGTTGAGTGGCTTCCTGCTTCCACGATTCTCCAGCAAGAATCTCCACAGGCGTTGCTATAGATTCGAACAGCCCCTGCTGCGTCTCGCTTCTTCTGCGAGTACCCGGTTCCTTGTGAAGATCTCCTCGATCGTGAGTGCCCGTGCGAGATTGAGCACTTCTAGAAAGATCTCGGTATCCGAAAGCCCGCGTTTACGCGCATCAATCACCGTCTGCCGCAGCCAGTGATTGAACTCCAGTGCCGTGATCTGCTCCTTTTCGGTCATCTTAGCTCGCCCGTCCTAGTAGAATTTCCACTTCTCCTTGTGTTCTCGAAGATTCTGCCGCACCATTAAGATCCACGATACCCCAGGTACGGGATGGTCCTTCTTCCACTGCTCGAGCACCTTGAGAAAGCCCTGGGTGCGGCCCGTCTTCACCTGTACGAAATGTACTTGATCGCCATTGACCGCTACGAAATCGAACATATTGAAGATGTCCTTGTCCGTGAACCTGCTGCATCGAGTGGGCCGATAGACACTCCAGCCGTACTTCTCATACTCTTCTCGAGCTTCGCGTTCCGAGAGATCGCCTTTAGACTTCGCACTGTTCATAAGAGTGCCCCTATATCGAAGCTCATAGCGAAATTATAATAATATCGCTCGTGAGGCCACGAACCCACCTCTTTTATGCACGCCATAGAACCTAAAAAATGATGCCGAAAGACCGAGCTTTCCCTACGGCCGCTTCGCTGATTACACCGATATTCGCATACCCTTTCTGGGAATGACCATCTGACCGGAAAGCGACGGCACAACTTGCATCGCCATTATATGCTATCTCATTGTAATTTGTCTGACCTGTGGGGGGAGGGTTGTAATCGTAATATTGGCTTCCTAGTGTGATTGTGGTTCCACTGACAAATACCCACTTGGCACTGCCTGCTGTTTCAGCATCGCGTTCAACGCTCAATATTACTGTATCATCGTCATATCTGCATAGCGAATGAAACCGTGGATCGTTATCACTATATTGTACTGCTGTACCCCAAGTAATTGTACTATCTGAAACGGATGCTGCTCGGAGATATCCTATTTGCGAATTTGTATAGGCCACAACAAAACGCGAAGAATCAATTGCCACAACCCAATCCCATCCTATCTCAACATTAAAATATTGAGAAACGGATCCAAAAGTGATTTCGGTACCCGATATTGTTCCTATAACTGCATACCCTCCGTTTGCATCTCTGAATGCAACAACAATTTTTGTACTATTAAGAGCGGTTATGTGCTCTTCGTATGGAGTTTTGCTAGCATCCGCTGTATATTCACTGCCGTAACTCACCGTAGTCCCGGAAATAGTTAGTATACGTGCACGAACACGATCCGAATACTTGTACGTTATCGCCGCCGCAGAGGGTGATAAAGGTGCCACTGATAAGCGGCAATAATAGTCTGTATTCCCCCAGGTTGTAACACTACCCATAGAGATATCAGTGCCTGAAATCGATATTACACAAGCTTGGCCTGCGTTGCCATCGCTAGCTTGCCATACAAGTAGCGCCTTGTCATCTTCTAAGCGGCGTACTACGGGCCACTTGAGTTCATAGTAGTCACCGAGAAATTGAAATGTGGGTCCCCATGTAAGGACATTGCCCGAGACTGTACCGGCACGTACGAAACCACCCCAATTGCTCTCAGGTTTGTACCATGCAACTAGTATTTTTGAAGCAGTGAGCCATGTAACTGATGCATGGCGCATAGAGTAATCAGCAAAGTTAGATATATTTCCAAAGTCAATCGCTTTCTCAGCCATATTTTATCTATACCTTAGTCACCTGAAGTGCGATTGTTACTCTGGTGATCGTTGTGCAGGAATCCACATTGAACGCTAGAATATCACCTGCACTCACCGTTTTTGTCCAACCCGAAAGTGTTGAATCTTGAGACTTCTGCGCCGAGGAGATAGTGGGCTTCGCAGAAGCAGTGATAGTATCCTCAACCGTAGGTGGGAAGTTCGCATACGTATCTTTCCAGATGTCTACTACAATACTCCCGCTCTGATCAGCTAACATAGTTACACGGTCAATCGTACATCCGTATGGCACTTCAAGATGTCCTTTCTGGCCGGTCGTTATAACCTCGCCACCTCCGTCTATTACAAAAGTAATTGTAGCTGGTTCTTGTGCAACACCGTCTTTGATCATTAAACCCGCGATTATTATCCCGTCGTCAGGTTTATATTCCTCAATAGTTTTTACTTTAATACTACCAAGTAGTTTTAGATTTGCGACCGCGAACCATCCATCTAGATATAGGGGTTCTAAATCCGATTCGTACGTTGCGAATTCAGCTAGGTATTTTGTAGTTCCACCAGCCTTGAAATGTAGCAACGCGCCGTAATTCGCATCACAAACGAGCTTCGCATAATCACCATTTACATTATAAGAAAAAAAGCTGCCTGCTTCCACAATTTTATCCGGGGGGAGTGTTAAGTCCCCCGTCATTGCGCGTGAGCCGTCTTTCAGAAATAACTCGGTATCTAACTGCGCGACCGCGATAACGCCATCCTCATCTGGATCGTACGTACTCTTGAGCATAGCGCCGTCTATTAATACGTGCGCATCATATATTCCCTGCTCGATCTTATTCAGATTAGTCTCGTCAATCGCCGGCGGCGTGTTATTTACCCAGGTCGTTTTCGTGTACGCCATCTAGTTATCTATTCGCTCTCCTTCCTATTTATGTTATTCCTCGCCCTCCTCGATTACGTTCGCGCTCTTGTGCACGCGCGCGACTATGCTACTGTCTATGAGTGAGATCGCAAGCGCGAGCGCATCGTACGGCGAGACCGTGAACGAAAAAACGCGGCCGCCCTGTTCTGTGAACCGTATCAATACCTGCCCCGCAACCGGCCCGATATTGATATCCATATGCTTCTGGTCTTCCTCGCTCATCCTTTGAAGCCTAATCCCGCTAGAAACTTCGCGATCTTCTGTACGAGCTGCTCCAGCCACGTGAGCCGCTGCTCGTGTTCCGCGGTCGTGTTCTCCAGGTCCGTGAGTCGCTGCCCCGACGATTTCATGCCCGGTGAGAGAGTCGTGGGGACGGGTAAGGATGTAGGTGATACCGTAGGCTCGGGTATCAACTCTGGTGTCGGCTCTGGTGTCACGGGAGCGATCGGTGAGGGTTGATAATTTATCGTTCTCAGGGGCTGATCATCAAAAACCATGACCGACCAGCGCTGATCCTGATAACCCACCTTCTTCAGCGTGTAATTGATACCGGCACTATGGGAATCTCCCCGCGAGAGCGCCATACACTCGATACAACCTGTCTCATCCGTCCGCCCAAAGTAATACCCCTCTACGAATACATCCACATGAGCGCCCGCGGGCCCATCCAAGCAGAGCGTGAACTGAATCGGCTTACTACTCACGGACATGATCACCCCTACAAAGACTATGAGTAAGAGCAGAGCTATGCTTTTCTTCATACTTATACATTCTACCTACGGGTATAATTAAGATTGTGGTCATTTGCTCTCGATAAATCCCTGTACGTGGCAATTCGCCTCGATGCGCAAGACCTGATTCGGCGTGAACTCCACATCAATCCACTTATTTACACCTTCCGCCTTAACAAGCGTAGTAATATCACACTTGTTCTGGTCCTCCGTGAATGGCGAGTCAGAGACTTCCGTTAGACTACCACCATCCTCTCCGACCTTTACAATGATAGATGGCGATGAGTGTGAAGCTTCATAGATTTGGTACGTCATCGCGTGCTGGTGGTCTGAGATCGTATGTTCGTGATCCAAGACCGTATGCGTGTGCGCCGGGTAAGTATGCGTATGAAGTCTTGTCGGCACCTCGTTCTGGGACACGTCTGTTATCGGTAGGAAACTTATGAAGTTGTTCCCCGATGCATCCCCCGTATTACCCGTACCGCCTGGGCCCGTAGCACCTGTACCATCACTATTCGTCGTAGCCCAATTACCGGACCCACCCCCTGAGCATCTTAGACCATGCTGGTTGCCAACTAAGCCGACCTCGTAGTCTAAACTCGCCTCTACGAAGGGGATCGTATGCGTATGCGACGGCCCGCTGTGCGTATGCGATGGTCCTGAATGATAATGTGTCCTCAAGGAAACGTAAACAACGGGTGACATGTAAGTCCCAATCGTCCAAAGCAAGAAATAGTCGCCAGTAGCCCCGGACGTGGAGCCGCCGCCCGCGGGAGTCGTATGCCCGCCGCCAGCTGGCGTTGTGCCGCCGCCGCCCGCGGGAGTCGTGCCCGTGTACGCGCGATAAGGCTTGATCTTGAACGAGAGGAAGACATGATTAATTGCCTTGATCTCCTCCGGGAGAAAGAACCGGAGGTGAAGCGGATGCATCGCGTCACAGTTCTCGTACGATTGGATTGAGTAGATACAGGTATTCCCGAGTCCGTACACAGAAGAGGTATCAAGATTCTTCTGGAGCTGCGAGATGTCCTCCAGGAAGTCCTCGCTGGCGCCGCCGAGCGTGAGCCGAAGCGTGTACTCGTCTTCATTGAACTCGTACGCGATTACGCGAAGCGTGGCCGAGAGATGCCCGGGATAGAGCCCCACGGACGGGTACAGCGTTGCGGATGGGTATAGGCTATCGAGGAACTGGAGCCGTACGTGGTCGCCAATATCCGCTATGAGCACTTCCTGCGCGGCAATGAATTCCGCGCGTTCGATCGGTCGTTCATATTTATTTATGAGCCGCTGCGCGAGCAGATCTACGGTCGTCTGGTGCATTATGCTCTGCTCGGGGTATACATTCTCACGAAGTCCATATACCGCGATTGAGCTCCCGGACTGCGCATCATCAAACGAAGGGTAGCCACTAGCGGAGTACTGGAGATCGATAATCTGCGCGCCCTTCTTGTGCGCGTAGGCCCCGATATAGTACGGGTTGTCCGTTGGCGGATTCACGACTGGAATATGCCCGCGAGTGAGCCCGGAGAAAGTCTTCGTCTCGTTGTTCTTCGCGCTGTACTTGATCCATTCGCGCCCACATCGGAGATCACCCGAGGAAGGGAAGCTGTCGATCGCCTCGGCGACCGTAAGTGAGGTTGCGTCCGCTGAGATCTCCGCAGCCAGCGTCGCACGGTTCGCAGTTGCGGCGAACGACTCGCTCATAATCTGATTAACGCCATCGCCGTACCCCATCACGCGAATAACATTATAGACTTTATCTACATCTTTGTGCCGTATGATGTCGATCGCGGTCTCAGATGCGGAGAACGTTTCCGTGACTGTCTCGGAACCGTAATGTGCGACGAAGTTCAGCCGGTCGGTATCGAAGCCTACGGCCTGATCCACATACCAGTCGTAGCCGATCGCGTTCGCTAGTGACATGATCGACCGTAGTACGGAATCCTCCTCCGCTCTGAACCCTACCTTGATTGCGGGTTCGATCGTGCCCTCATCCATTATACCGCTGATCAGTTCCTTCACGATAGCGTCTGCCGCATCATCGTTCCATTGCTTGCGGCCGCGAATTGTCCGATCGTGCAGCTTGATCTCCATGCCGTTACCTTCGAGCGTCCATTCCTCATCCGCATCATTCTTGTCCACGTTACGGATCTCGCCCTTGAGGATGAGCTCCGAGCCGTAAAGCAAGTATATCAGGTTGCCTTCCTTCACGAGCGCCTTCTGTTCGGTCGTGAGCAGAAAAACCGTTACTCGGAATGCTGAGATCTTATTTAATTCTTTCCTATACCAAAGTCGGTAGTAGTATGGGAATTCAACAGCAGCCGCGTAGTTCGTTGCGGTGATCTTGATGACGTACTCGCTCATGTTAGTTAGAACGCGCCCTCCTCTAACTCTATCAAGAATTCATACTTTTCCTTGTTAGATTCCTTCCACATATCCACTTTCATAATAGAGCAGGCATATGGATTACCACCGTTATTTTCGCCCCAAAAAAACCGTACACGACCCATCATCGCGCCCGTGCCGAGCATCCACCAGTTCTTGCTCGCGGCTTCAATACTATCCTTCTCCGCCTGCGTTGCCTTCCCCGAAATAATGAAAAGCGAGCGCCGGCGTGACCGACCTGGCCTAATCTTCGGTAATTCCTGACCCGCACGATCGGCTACAACCGGAGTCACCGCCACGCGCTGGTCTACTCGTGTCACTCTGAGCACAATTTCGATATCTGTTTCCGACTTGATCTTTACGGTCAAAGCCATCTTACGACCTCACGTAATCTTTAAGTTCGCGTTTGAGTTCCTCCTTTAGCTTGCGCGCTAAATCGCGTAGGTCCGTCTCAGAGCGTATCGCCGCGGTAATCGTGACCGGCATATTAATATTAATCTCGGTAGTCGCTGGCGATCCGCCAGCTGTGGATGGCGCGAACGTTTCAGGGTATGCGATGGGCTTAACCGCGGGCGCGACAACCGGCGCGAACGTCCGCGAATCAAGCGCGACTTCACCTGCGCCCTGAACGAGTGTGAGTGGGATCTGCTTGCCGATTTCCAATAACGTAGGCGAAAAGCTAAGGGTACCTAATGCCCAGCTCCCGAGTTCGCTAGATACGTAGGACAGCCCGCTGCGGATATGACCCATTATGCGGCTACCGATATCGCCGATGCCGCGTATGAAGCTGCTCACGAGCTCCGCGCCGGCGTTGTACGCAGTCCGCGCCCAATCTCTAAGCGAGCTATCTACTGTCGGTAGCTTACTGCGTATATGCGACCAGATACGCGCGCCGATATCGCCGATCCCTGTGATGAACCGCATCACGAGTTCGCCCCCGGGTGTAGTGAATAGGCTGGTCCATCGCGTTAATTCCGTCATAACCGTGCCGATCTTACGCTGTGACCAGGTCCAGATACGCGCGCCGATATCGCCGATCCCTTTTAGCAGTGATTCCACGAGCGCGTAGCCGGGGCCGTAGAAAGTGGCGGCCCACGTATCCAGCTCGGTCTGCACTGTACCGATTGTGCTTGCGATACCAGCCCATACCCGCGAACCGATATCGCCGATGCCCGCTACGAGCCTATCTAACTCTGTACGGATTGCCGCATCATACGATGCTAAGATAGCCTCTGTTGAGGTTTTGAACGCGCGCCAGTGTACGAGTGCTTCCCCGAATATCCGCTTGAGCTCGCCCGGTATCTGTTTCAGTTCGCCCTCCATGACCAATACCGCGATCGCGCCGAGCGCCTGCAACGGGGCCGTTACCGCCATGAAGAAATCGCTGAAGATGGGGTGAGCCTTACCGAACTCGTCAATCACGTTGCCGAGTGCCTTCGTGACCCCCGAAGTATATAGCTTCCAGATTACCAATCCGCCCAGTACTAATGTAGCGATCGTTGCGAACGTTGCAGCCAGGCCAGCACCCGCTAGCAGAGATGCGAAGAACGCCTTGATACCCGCGATAAGCGGTATTAGCGTCGCCTTGATCGAGGCGAAGATGCTCGCTAAGCCCGCAGCGGCGAAGATAGCCTTTACGGCTGCGATCGCGGAGACGAGTCCTAAGAAGCCTGTCGCGGCCCCGATTATGACGCCCGTAGCTAGTTTTACGGGCCCCGGTAATGAGACGAACAGATCCCCCACCTTCCAGAGGAAATCGAGTAACGGATCTATTACCGGTGCCATCGAAACCCCGATTTCATCAAAAACAGAGCCGATAATCATACCGAACTCGGAAAAGTAGCCGCGGATCACCGCTGAGCTTTTCGCGACCGCGTAGAGCGATGCGATTGCGGCCGCGCCAACCGCGATCCAGCCCATCTTCCATTTACTAAGGAATCCTTCGATTTTCTTCGTCTCCTCCAACACTCCCGATCCAGTCGTCTTCGTCGCCGTACCCATCTTCTTAAGTTCTATATCCGAGACGCTCGCGACATCCTTAACTTCACGCTGGACTGATCGCAGACCGGCAAGCGCATCCGCTACCTCGGAGGATACAACAACCTGGAGATTCGCAACCTCCATTTTATTTCGACATCGCCTCCTGCTTCATCTTCAGTACCTCGTCCAAATACACCGCGAACCGCCCTACCTTTTCCGCGCTCATCTTTTGCATATCTCCATAGGTCAGCCCCGGGACGTGCATTAGTAGCATGAACTCTGTGAGCTCGGCCGCAGTCCCAGGGTCGAGTTCTACTACGCCTCGGATGGCGCCCCGGTAAAATCCGCTTGCTCCTCTGTGAGAAGCTCCTGGCTCCTCGGTACGATCTTCGCGAGTTGCTGCCCCGCATCGTCGCCGAGCTTGATCAGCGCGATTTCCAGGTCGTCTGAGAACGGATGCTCAACGATCATGCGCTTGAGGCATCCGCGATTGTAGAGATCTACATCCAGATGGCCCTTATTCATATTGTCAATACTCAATGAATCGCTCAGGATCTTGTTACGTGCTGCCCAGGTGAGTGCGCGATATTTGAAGACATACTCCTTCCCGCCAAGCTTTACGATATGCTCTTTGAGCGTCTGGTCCGCGTAGAGCTCAGAGCCATCAGCCGCGCCCGTCTTTCGTTCGCCCTTCGTCATCGCTTACGGTCCTGTCTCGTTCGGATATGCTGAGATCGCATCAACTACGATGATCTCCAGACTGCGCATCTTGATGAGCACGTCCACCTCCATCTTACCCTTCTCGGGTATTGGATGTGGCGCCTCCGGCATGAAGCACGTGTATCCAGCCGCGTTCTTGATCTCGATTGAATCGCTCGTTCCGCGCGATATCTTGAAGTCAATGTCGAACTCCGTCTCCGCGCCGATATGATCAAAGATGTCAAGGCTCGTGGGTACGATGGTCGCTTTCATCTCGACCGTCTGCTCGTTCTCATCTAATTCGTAGGGATAATCAGCGTTTTCATTTTGCCAATACCAGGATTGCTCCAGGTGGTTGTCAACGGTGAGGGACCAGTTCTTCACGCGCGCGAACGGTGTACCCCAAAGAGTCAGATTCGTACTCGTCTGATGGAACTGATATGGCTTGATATCCAATGGTACGACCGTGCTCGGCGTGTTCGTGGATTTGTAGCCCTTTGCCGCGAGCACATCGAGCGTCGCCTTGATCACGCCCTTCTCCGTGCCCTCCAGCGTCATGCGATTCACCTTCACGCCGGTATAGTACCGCAGATAATTGGTAGTACCGTCTCCGATTGTCGCCTCCACAACAAAACTCGGTAACTCGTCCGCCGTCTGGATCGTGTGCGTAAATGGTGGACTTGTTCCTGTCTTCACCGATTTCCCGAGTCCAAACACGAGCGCCTTGCCGTGTTGCAGCGTGAACGGGATCGAACCCTCGAAGACTATCTCGTTCCGATCTACGCCTGTCGGTACCCGTGACGCGCTCCCCGCGACCCGATAGATTTCGTATGCCCGTTTCGGGTCTGGCAGCGGGATCTTATCCCGGAGTAGTCCGAAGACCTCGGTCTGCGCCTCTGCCGTTGGTGTCTCGTTATAGTCAGTCTCTTCTTTCCAACTCAGATAGGCCGTTGAAGCCTTTAATGTTCCCATTTTTCTGTTTTCTTACCTCCTCCTCCTTTTGTGCATTTTATTGCCTTTCAGTCCTATAGCGGCTCGTTCCATTTAACGAGCCCGTAATCAATGACACCACGCCATGAACCCGCGCGATGGAATAGCGTCCGCCGTATGAAATCCAGATGGTCCCAGTCAGTATGCGGATCGCGCCGCTTCGCCTTCCGGATACGTTCGACCTCCGCGTAGAGGGCTTTCCAGCGTGCCTCGCTCTCAGTCGTACGGATGTCAAGCGAGATGAACCCGGACTTATCCTCAGTATTATATGCGAGATCGCCCTGCGCCTTCATTAGCCCGGATGTCTCGTAAATCAGAATTAAGTCGCCCGCCCTGAGATCAACACGCTTCTCATCCCACTGCGCGATAATGGTCGGTAACGGGACGGTCGCGGGATTCCAGTTGGCCGTTAAAACTGTCTCTATTATATGCGTAATATCTTCCTCTCCCATGTCTTACTCACTCACTTTTCCTTAGCACCGGGTATTGATTGGTCCTATGCGCCCCGGCTACGCGATGATTAGTTCTTCGCGCCGCTCGCGAATCTTGTCTACATCCTCCTTCCAATGTCTGACCTTATCCTCCAGATTCACACGTTCCGTGGTATCAATTGTGAGAACCGTCCAGTCATCCGAGTAGATGAGGTCGATTGCGGCCTGTTTGATCGCCCACTCTTTGATGTCGCCCGGGACGGATGACTCGCCGTAAGCGTACGTCACGCGCACGGTGCTCTTGCCGATCGCGGGCGCCACATCAACGAAATAGATTACGCCGCATTCGTAATCGATCCAGTAGTCCGCGTCGCGACCTTCCGTATAACCGTTTGCGGTTAATACGAGGTCGATCCACTCCCCACTAGCCCATATCTCTATCTTGTGCGTGCCGCTCACGAACGCGCGAACGGCACGGTGGCAGAGGAATACGCAGCGGCACGGCTCGCGCCCGCGCGGATAACCGCGCTTACGGATTCCCGCGTAATCGTGGTACTCGTTCGTGACCGTTACAGACCGCCAAGCATGCCTCGTCTCGCGGTCAATCATGTCCTCGACGCGGTTGATGAGTGCCTCGACAGTCGTCTTTTGCGGCTTCGTGCTCTCGCTGAAATCGCCCTTTTTATCCCCAAATAGGAACTGACTCACTTCCGCGCTCGTGCAATATGTAACCACCATCGTTCAGGCGATCACCTCCTGAGGGTCAATACCGAGTTTCAATAAGAGAGCGGCCTTCGCTGTACTGAGAACTTTTTTCATTGTCTCGTTCTCACGTGCGAGTACGACTATCGCGTCTGCGACCGCGTACCGTTCTCCTTTTGTCTTCTGTGAGAGTGCGCCCGCATCGAGTTTCGGCTTCGGGACAGTTAGTGTGATTTCGCGTTCCTCATAGTCCCATATACGCGATGGCGGATATTCTTCGCCGAATTCCATTATTGGGTGCTCAATTTCTTTCAGATTCCAACGTACCCGTAATGTCGCAGTCGTGCCCTTCAGATCCCGGAGCCAGTACCAGGTGGGCTTCACGTTACTTTGTACCATATTTCGCTCTTCCTCTGCTAGCCAATATATTCGGCGCGGTTGCCGATAAACCGACTGGCAGCCGACGCGGTGTTAGACGAAGCGAGACACGCGACCCCCGCAGCGACGCCATCAAACCAAGTGTCGCCGGCCAGCAGAATATTCGTCTGCCCCTTCTGTTTGCTGTTGAACATATCGCAGAGGTATGTGTTTGAGGCACCCGCGATTGCGTTCGGTATGAACAAGAGCGCGAGTAAATCCTCATATTCTATATTGCTCGCATATCCGAAAACGTATCCACCTACAGGATTCGTTATCGGGGCCGCAACCGACGCTTCGTAATTGCCCGCGGTGAGCGTGCTCGTGAACACGCCCGTGCCATCACGTTTGATAATCCTATACTCAGCATCAACCGCATTGTAGCCATCAATGAAGTTCCAGACATTACCCCAAGGGTTTTCGATGCCACGGTAGACCACTGGTGTGAGACCGTTAGTACCCGTGCCTGTGCCTGTGCCATTCGTGCCGACATTCGTATCCGCTGAGTCTATACCGTTCAGTTCGCCTGCGAAGCCCGTTCCAGCCGCTTTGCTCACAATGCCCAACCCGAGCTTCGTCTGTGAATTGCCCGTTGCATTTTCAATGTACCAGAGCAGCTTCCACGCGCTGCGTGTCCATATATTTTCAAGGCCCCAGCCCGTTCCGATATTCTCACAGAGAGTCCGGCAATAACCAATATTAACGATCAGTCCTGTCGGTGCGGCAGTTGCGGTACCCAATGCGACACCGTCAGCTGTAATCGCGTCTGCGGCCAGTATGCCGCAAGTAGCATCGCCCGGCTTCCTGATCCAGATGAGCGCAGTATCGCCCGCACCACCGCCGCCCCATGCACCTGCAGTCTTCAAGTACTTGTGCAACAGGAAACCGCCTTCGGTGCCCGCGATCGTTGCGCCTATTGCGGGTTCTGCACCCAGGTTATTAATCGGTATGCGCCAGAAGCAGTCTGCATTGCCGGTTAGCGGCTGCTTGCCCGTTCTTGAGTGCAGTTTCTCGTGTGCTGCATTGTACGCTTCGTTCACGCCATCGTAGTCGAAGTCGCCCGCGTAGGCCATCACGTAGATTTGGTTGCGTTCTATGCCGCCACGCATACGGAACGCAGGATGGCAGCGGAAGCCGTCGAACAGATATGGTGAGACCCAATAGCGGTAGACGTTCGCAGACGGGTTCGCGGTCTTAAAGAAATATTTAGGGATCCTGACCATGACGCGCCCGCTTGCGCCCGTGAGGTCGAGTCCATCGCCACGCGCATTCGTGCCGTATGTCGGAACGCCATCGGGTGTTAACGTGCAGCGCCACATCCTTCCCCAGATAGGATGGTTGTCAAAATAGTTAGCGGGAGGCGTAACGGTCTCGCCAAATAAATTGATGTGTCTCCATGTGTCTATGTTCTGGTTCCACTCGATGCCGATGACCCCAAATCCGATACCCCCGCCACCGATTTCTGCGAGGTTCCACTTCAGGTACTCACGGGTTATTGATCGTGGCATCTCTGATTACACGAGATACAATCTCACTGTTCCCTTCTTCGCGCTACCTCCGTTCGCGATCGTGAACGTGAGCTTCGACGCGCACGCGCATAGCAGGATTTCAGGTACGCATTGCTCGACCGCGCCAATACCGCCACTATCGCGGTCCAGCCCGTGACCGCCGAGCACGTCCGCGCCGTCCTCATCAAGGATTGTGAGGTCCCAGTTCGCGGTGGGCGGCACCACACTATCTGGCTTCGTTACCACGCGCTGGACCAATCCAAAGATCTCCTGATCAGTCGTCTCGCTAGCATTCCCGCTACCGTCCGTCGTGAACGCCCATGTCCAGAGCGCAACGGGCACTTTCCCGTGTCGGTCGTCTACTGTCTTCGTTAGTGTCATTTTTAGTCCTCTTTATAACGCTCCAAGAAAGAACCCGCCCAGGCCAGCGATCAGCGCTATCGTCAGCGATAGCACTTTTCCATTGACCCCGAGCAGTAACGCAATGATCTCGATCGCCGTTATTCCCGCAATTGCGCCTAGTGTGCAGATCGTCGCGTATAGCGGGTCATCTGGTATCATACGTTCTTACTACCTTTCGTCGGCTTCAGCACCTCTAGCACGTTCCAGTTGAACTCCGCGAGCAGGTCCGCCTTCGAGGGCGCGAGTCGCTGCTCCACGCCGTGTTTGAAGAGCATCCCCTCGACCGTGAGGCTTCCAGAAGGTCCGACATAGCGCACGTGGAGTTTGCCGTCGCTATGCAGCATTTTCTCCAAGTTTCTCGGTTTCATTTCTTCTCGTCTCGGCTCAGTCGTAGTTTCTGTTCGCCCTCACCCACCGAGTATACACACGCGCCTTACCAGCTGCGCCATCGCCCGTGCATGCTTGCGTCACTTTCGCGAATACCTTGTTACCGCCTGCCAGGGGTAACGCGGGCGCGCCATCCGCTAATGGAGTACGCCATCGAATATCGCCTACAATATCGCCGCTCTCATCCGCAAACTCGATCGTGCCGAGCGAGGTAGGTGTCCCCGTATTCTCGTAGATCGTGATCACCGCCTGATCCTGCGTCGCGCCGGCGAGCTGCGTCGTAACAATCGCGAATACTTCGAGCACGAGCGAGCCGGGCGTCACCATCTTTGCTGGTATAAGCTCGATCTCTGAATTTACTTCGGTGAGCGTGAGCTCGGCGCCGCCGTGAATGAGTTCCGCGAGATGCTCACCTTCCGGGATATACGGAACGAGCATCTGCGCGATCCTATCCTTCGTCTCTATTGGCATTTCTCGTTTTATCCTTCTCCATTACGCTGTCGGTGGCAGCTCAACCCTTCGCGATGTACTTGATCGCCGCGTGGCAGTTGAACCGGTCCGCGATCAGGTTACCTCCGAACAGGATATCGTGGAAGATCTGCGTGTAGTCCATGCGCAGATAGTCGTTGCCCATATCGGTGTGGAAGTAGCTGATCGGCAGCGAGACTCGCAGCTCGATGTGGTCGAGGTCAATGAAGTACAGGTTGCCCGCACCTCCACTCACAGGTACTGCAACGTTCGGATCGCTGAAGACCGGGATAGTGAGCCCATTCGTGATCAGGGAGGCGACCGGTATTCTGCCCGCGCCATGCCCGCGCCGGGTGACTACTCCGTCCTGCGTGAACTCGACCTCGTTCTGCCCGTGCAGTATCCGGCCCTTGGGGTCAATGAGCTTCTGGATCGTATTGATCGTGTCGTCGTTCGTTAGCGCGATATAGTTCCCGCTTCCGTACCTCTTCGCCGCGGCCATGATATCATCTATCATCTCTAGCGTGAGCGCGCGATTTTCCTCCGTTGCCGGGAGATCTACCTGCGCGTCCCAAGTCGTCGCCGATGAGCGGTCTATACTCTTCGAGGTTTGGGTCTGCCAGAGATCGCAATCGCCCGCGTCAATCCATGATGCATCATCTTCCGCCTTGCAGCTTATGATACGGTCGAGCGAGTCCGGCTTGTTCGTGCTCAGCGTGTCTACGGTCTGCAGGAGCTGATAGTCGAGCAGATGTACGTACCGTTCCATATTGTACTTTCTGAGCAGCTCAGGCGTGAAGTTCGGCTTGGCCGTCCAGCCCGCTTTGAGCTGAGCCTGCATCGAGACCTTCCAGGGCAGATCCACGTAGCCCGGCTCGATGTAGTTGATATCCGAAACGTCCGGTACGTCCGTATCAACGGAGGCGAACAGCGCAGTTGTTTCAGTTACTGCCCTGAGCGTGTTCACGGTCGAGTACACGTACGGATCGGCCGGAATGTATTTGATCGAGTCGCCCTTCTCCATGTACGTCGTCTTCGGAAACAGCCGATACGCGGTCTCCGCGCGTACCGCCCATGCTTCGATCATCGCGGAATATTTCGGGTCGAAGTAGTCTGTGCGCGCGACCAGATACGGGTCATCTGCTTTTCGGAGTAGTCCGTTCATGCCGATTTCGCGCCGATACCAGAGATCCAGGAACTCCTCAAATGTCCGTGGTGTGTCCATTCAAATCACCTATTGAAAAACTCCTTTGCGCTTCTTGCGCTCATTGCTTCCTCGATCGCCTTCGCGACAAAGGAACCGCGATCCTGCCCCGGCACCTGTGACGGCTTATCACTCGTTTTCGTTACGATTTTGTTCGCATCAATGATTTTCTGGACCGCTGCCGCGAACTCCTCATCGCTCTTGAAGCTCACACGGACCTCGCCCGGTTTACCGCCGACCGATTCCGCGGGTGCTTCCGTCTTCGTCTCCGTTATCGGGGCCTCTTTACTCTTCAGCATTTGAGCCAGCATCGCCTTCAGCTCTTCGAGCGCGCGCATGATCATCGCCATCGGATTCTCCTCCGCGGGCGGCGCTTCTGACGTTACCGGTTCTTCCTGCTTTGCTACCTCGGTTTCCACCTTTCCTTCTTCCGTCATTTTATCGCTTTGTGGTTTTAGTACCTCCTGTTTAGCCTCTAATTCTGATTCCAACTTACCGCAGAATTCTGATTTCAACTTACCGCAGACCTTTTTGGCCGTCTCCTCGTCATACTGTTGCCGCATCTCCGCCATGCAAGCGTCCCAATCCTTCCACGGTCCGAACGGCTTTTGTATCAGCTCTGGCAGCTCTGGCTCACTTTTCGCCATAACGTTTACATGCGTGACGGCCGCGCCCGTGTTCGCAGGTGACGCGCCGACCCAGGATGCCTCGAAGATACCGAGCTTAGAAATATCGTTAAAACAAGAACCCGTGAAGTCGTCACATTTGAGCTGAGCCTCGACCTTACTGCCGCCGATGCTCATGTACCCGGGTACGCCCGCGAGATAGTAGTCCTTGATCTGCTTCCAAATCCAATCGTAGTGCGGGAATAGCCCCTCGTAATTCGTATGCGCGCCGGCCTTGATCTTGATGACGTCACCCTCGCGTTTCCAGCCGAGCGGCTCCGCAAAATTGATGAAGCTGTGTTTGTAGTGGATCACGCCGTACTTGACGAACCAGTCCATTACCTTTTCGAGCCCGGACATCCGCACGAGCTCATGCTGGCGATCTATATCCTCCGTAGAGATGATGGCCTCAAAGATACGGTCGTTATACCACTCGCGTTCGCCGTGCCACTCACCCATATTTGTAGATTGGCCGAGGTTACTTATATTAATTTATCCGACCACTAAACTTCGATCGTCCTGATTACAGGCTGGCATTTGTATACCTCCTCATAGGCTTCGCTAGCGGCTTCGCGTTCACTCTTACCCTTACTGATCAGTTGTGTCCGCACCTCTTCGTATTCCCGATGTAGGTATTTGAGGACGGTCTCATGCGTGACGCCATACTTCTCCGCAAGCTGCCCCATCGACATGTACCGGACGTCATTACGCATCTCTGCGACCTGCTCGCGACTGAGCTTCAGAGGTTTCATCGCCCCTTTACCTCCCGGAGCCGCGCCGTAACGTCTTCCGCGAGATGCGCCTTGATCTCCTCCGCCGCCGGACGCATGAACGGCCGCGGCTCTAGGCTGTGCGCCTTGATATCCTTTGCGATATAGAACGCGATCGCCCACCAGTCAGAATCGCGCGTCTTCACCGAGCCGATGATACCCTTCTTCAGCATCCACCGCTTAATTCCCGTGAGCGACTCGGGATCGCGCGGCGTGAGCTTATGCCGGCGGACCCATTCATAGATCACCTTCAGAGGTGGCATCTTGTCCGTGTACGTTGCTCCGAACTCGACGTAGATCGCGTGTAGCGCATCGTAGCTGATTATACGTTCTAACTCACGCGGCTTCGTGATATGCCCGCTCTGAAGTAACGTGCCGCGGTCAAAGCTCTGCTTCGTAACGAGCTCCTGCGACAGCTGGAAACCGCGATCGGTCGAGTCCCCGATCCCCAGGTCTATCGCATCAAGTAGCGTATCGGTAAGTTCCTCTAGCCCTTCTAGCTTCACTGTGATTTTACTCGTTATCATTTCCTTTTAGGTTTGAAGAGGATTTCGGCGAGTCGCTGCTCATAATACCGTACATCCTCTCTCAGCTTCGCTAGCTCCGCTTCCTGAGCCGCGCATTCCTGGCCGGTCACGCAACCCGCGAAACATCGTAGGAACTTAGCTAGCATCGTACCGTGCCCTCGTCGCCGCACATTCGACATACGCCTTTGTTCGCCTTCAGGCCGATCTTGATGCTCATTTATCCCCCCCCCTCACTCTACACTACACGCACGAAGCTCGACCGGCAGCCGTAATGAGCCACGAACTCGCGCACGTACCTGAAGCGCGAGCCCGTCTCCTCTGCGAACCGTTCTGACTCCGCCTTCACAATCTCTTTTAGCTTCGCGAGCGGAACGCCCTTTACGGTCCGGTCTACAATCCGCCGGCAACATTCAGTTGTCCGCGCGTCCTTTGGATTGAGCCACTTGTACCGCCATTCGCCCGCGGGATCGCGTTCCACGTAATCGAGCTCGCGCGCCTTGTTCAGTACCGCGGACATCTCCGTACGGCCGATGATATCTGCACGCGCCTCGGTGAGCCCGAGCTCCTTGATGAGATCCTCGCGGATCTTGCGCAAGCTGATGTTCGGCTGCGTGAAGTGCCGCGTGAGGATTTGATTCACGAGGTCGGACTCTTGGCCCGTAAGCCCGTAATATTCCTGCCAGAGCGTGCCCGCGTAGATTGCCTCATAGACCTGCTCCCAACGCGCCTTTACCAGCAACTCTTCTTCAGGTAGATACAGCCAGTCCTCCCCAAATTGGCCGAGCCCGGGGGCCGTGTGGGCCCGACCCCCGGGCTCAAGTTGTGTGGTATCGTTAGGTCTGAATAAGGTTATTTCGTCCTGCCGCATCTGCAGGTCGTCATACGCCTGCGCTTTACGTGCGATTTCGCCAGCTGCGAATGGCGACGGCATCGTTACATCGGGCCGCGAGGCGGACCCGGAGAAGACGAACTCGCCATTCTCGTCTAGCTCTACCGCGAAGCCCATATCGAGCATCGCGCGCGCATTCTGGATCTTCATACTCTCGATGGTAAGCTTCTTCTGCTCGCTTTCAGCGGTCGGCGGCTTCAGCGTGAGCTTCCAGTCCGTAACACCCATCGTAGTGAGGAGCTGAGGGAGTACCTTCTCGTTGTACGTCATCTGCTTCGCTTTTGCGCGGTCCTCCTGGACGAGGAGCTGTTGCCCCTCGCCAGAAAGTGCCGAGGATCTTTCGACATCTGCAGCGTAGAGCGGAACGACACCGTAGACCGTATTGATCGTCTTCTTGATCTGGTCGCGTGTGTCAATATTTGTGAGGTCCGCGACCGAGTCATCGGTGAGCGATATCTTCTGTACTGTGCCGTGGCCCGTCTGCGACTCGATACCGACGAATGGGACCTCACCGGCTTTCGATTGTTCGATGATTTCCGCCTTTACCTTATTGAGCGCTGCGGGATTGCTCGTCGTGACCGCGATGATGTCTTTCGGAAGGACCTTGTTCCAGAAACGCTCGTAGAGCTCATCATCCATACCCCATTCGACGAGGACCGACTTGAGGATTGCGTAGATGGGAGAATAGCCTTTCGGATCGTAGAAATGCCAGTCAATGAATTCTTTCTGCGCGTAGTATCGCTTTGTACCTTTTTTATCGTCGTACACATACCATGCCTGGAGAAGTGGCGTGCTGCACTTGATACAGTATCCTGGTTCGCTATATATCCGGTCTCGATGCTGGATGCAGAAGTATTCGCGTACATGCCGACCCTCTTTATCGAGATTATGCGTGACGAGCTCCGGCGGAATTGATTCAATTGCCGTGACTCGCTTGCCCGCGAAGCTGGGCTTGCCGTCATCCGTGAGCGAGTTGAGCTCGTATTCAGTTTCGAGCCAGAGTACCGCCGTGTCTACTTGATTTATCTGATCCTCTGCCTCTTCGAGCACCTCCTGAAGCGACTGGTCGTACTCATTGACGTCGTGGAAGAAGTCTTCTGCATTCTCTTGCTGCTTCTGGTCCGGCTCGCGGGTCGTGGCGCCGCAACGTTCGCAGGTCGGTATCTTCTGCTCGAACTCCGCGCCGCACTTCGTGCACTTACTGCCGAAGCGAGGGAGCCACTCGAAGCCGTTTTTAAACACACACTCGCGGAGAGTAATTCGGGCATTTAGAATGCTCGATGTGTCGCGGCAGATTTGGCGAAGTTCCGGGAATTGGTACTGTTGGTATTCGCGCTGATAATCATCGAGTGTTTTTTGTTTCGGTTTGTTCTGCGTGAGCGCAATGCGCCAACTAGCCTTCGCGAAAGTTGATGCTGTGTCCATGCGCGGCCCGCCTTTTCGGAAGATCAGGGGTAACTTGAGATCGAAAAGACCCATGGTATTAGATTATTTAGTTCGCGATATAAAGATACGCAAAGATCTCACAAGACCAAAAAGCGCTAAAATCGCCCGGATAGGCAACTTCGCCGGGGTTTTTTCGCCCGTTACCGATTCCGGGGCCGCTGTGCAGTTTTCGGTATTTCGAGGTCGCGGATATCCGCGCTGCGGGCTCCGTTCGACGATTTCACCGAGTATTTTCCGTCCGATTGCTACGCCGTAATATTCTGGCTGCCTGCGACCTTTTAGTCGCGGCGCCATGAGAAATTCGCGCTACGGTCACCGTTAGAGGGGGCTCCAACGTGGCTTAGCGCGCGCGGGGCCGCGGAACGCCTCAGCGAGCCCCCCAAAGTTGATGATGCTATCTCCGCGCGTCACGCCCGAAACGATATACCGGAGCGCATCGAGCCGGTGATAAGATTCCTTATCTCTGATCCTGAGCGTAGGCTCACCGAGCTCATTTACCTCGCGTGAGTAGGTATTGATCTCATCGAGGATACCAACGCACGTCGTGAAGAAATATAGTCGGCGTTCACGGAGTAGCTGAGTCACGCGGTCTATCTGAGCCTCGACGTCTTTGAGCGGCGGCGCGCGTAGATTCACGCCCTCATGCTGCCAGTCGAGCCGCACCTGCAGCTCGGAGGTCGAGCCGCCGATCCAGCCCGTAACGTTCTCGCCTTCCGCGCGCGCTAAGGCGCGCTGCGCATGAGCGGCCGCGTGCAACCCGCCCTCTAGTGTTTCCTGATAGACGTAATAGCAGCCGGTTAGTGGCTCCTGAGCGAGCCAGACCGTAGCGGTATGGAGCGGCCCGGGATCAACGCCCACGCACCGCGGCCACTCGGGCGGGACCTTGAACGGTGCGACGACATGGATCTTCGGGTCAAAGTCCGCGTAGATCATACCCGCGGGCCGCGCGAATATCCCTTGATACTGCATACTGAACTTCCAGCCCGGTAGCGTGCGCCGTGCTCGCTCGTATTCCTCACGCGGGAAGACTGGATTAGCGAGGCTATCAAATTGTATCACGTCATAGTCAGGGTCCCCACGTTCCCAGCGCGTGTAGATCTCGTTTCTGAGCCAGCCGAAGTTATAAAGCGTTGTAGTGCCGAGTACCCGGCCGCGTGAGAGTGAGAGCCTGCGTAGGATGGATTCCCAGGCGCTGATACTGAAATCATCGAGCCCGCACTCATCGAGCCACGCCGCCTTTACGGTCGCGGATTCCAAAGCCGATACACCCACCTTGCCACGCCCCGCAGAAGCGGATGCGAGTAGGATACGGCCCCACATAGAGTCGTGCGCGGAAACGGCTTCAAACTTGTTAGTCTTGGGGTTCTTGATTTCGATGAGATTAGAACTGCCCCAGTAGCGACCAACCTTCATCACGTCCGTGAATACATTTATGAGTTCCGGGAGCATCTTCCGCGTGAAGAGCGGATAGTTCGCCGTGACAGCCAGATAATCGCCCGCCCCTTTGCCGATTTCCTCATCGAAGATCTCACGCCAGAGCCACCAGGGGCCGAATACAGTCTTGCCGGATTGCGTGCCCGCGAGTATGAATATCAGCCGCTTTTTAGATTCCCACGCCTGGAGCTGGCCGTCGTGTAGTGCCAGCTCGGGTTCGTTAGTTGTCGGATTGATCTGAAAGAACGGCCTCATCGTCACGAGTCTGCCGGTACACATTCACAACCCTTATGGGTACATCCGCTTCCAGCTTAACGGTTTCTTCGAGCCGTTGCTTCTCCGACCAGTCGAACCCGAGCTGGAGTGCGAGCTTGATTGCGGGCACATCGCCTTCCATCGCTTTCTTCACCAGCGCGAGCATGATCCTATCCGCATAGGCTTTAATGGGCGGACGCAATTCGGTGATATCGAGTTTCGCCATGTGCAGGCATACCGTTTTGCGTGACACGCCGCAGAAATCAGCAACCTCCTGCTCCGTAGGTATCCGCATCTCCTTCATAGAGATCCGGCGGTACGCATCCTTTATAGCGAGATGTATCTGCTCCCAATCTTTTCGTGTTTTTCGCATAGTTATGTTACGTTTTGTAACCGATATGACATGAGACACCTATACGAATATTGTCAGGACTTGATATTAAGATTTGCGGGCCCCCCCCCCTACATTTTGGCATATGGGGAGCGGTGACAAAAATAGTAAGGCTTATATACCCTCTAATACCAATATATAATTAAGGTTGATAAGAGGGAGGCGAACGAAAAAGATGGCGGAAATAAGCGGCGCGGCGGCTGGTCGCGCGGCGGCGGAAGTGTCGGCGGCCGAAGACGGTAAAAGCGAGGCCATACGGCGCGGGTTCGAGCTCGCGCTACTATCGTATGTATTGTCGCGGGCGGAGAAGAGTGGGGGGATATAAATGCCGCATCTGTTCATCACGCTTGACACGAGCGAGTTGCAGCAACTTGAGGAGATAGCGAAAGCAGAAAAAGAGATACGACGCGCACGCGGCAAAGGCGGAGCCAGGATCGGACTCGCCACGATCGCGGCGCAATTGGTGCGAGAGGGGTTACGGAAGGCGGCTGGCGGGGAGTGTGGCAATGAAAGCACATAACGGTGTTGCGGGCGCGAAGCTCGTAGTTACGGTTATCGGCAATCCCGTTTTGGTCATTAGTGCGCTAGATGATCTGAAGCTAGCGGTGCAGGAGTGCGCGAGCGAGTGCGATCTGCTGGATATGATCGAGATCCGGGAGGAGAACCTATGAACGACCTAGAAGACTTCAACTTCAGTGAAGACGAGCTACACGAACTCGAAGGCATGTTCCCAATCCCAACGGCACATGATATGGTAGTCCTGGCTGAGGATGCAGAAAGCGGAGAAAGCACTCTCCCTAACACCTCCCCGAAAGAGGAGTCCAGCGCGAAAAAGCAGCAGCAGAAGCAGCTCAATGGTGAAGCAGCCAATCCTACGCTAGTGAAGGAAGGCACAGCTAAGAAGACCGAAGATGACTTGGAGCTGGAGTACGCCATCTTAAGGGCGCTCGGGTACGAGCGATATGATGACCGAGCGGAGGGAAAGGGCCTGAAATTCAAGTTGAAGCTTCCGACGAGCATACTTGATGAGGAGTCCCCGTATCCGAAGGTCTGGATCACTCGGAAGTATAGTGACCAGTACCCCAACGGCAACTTCTCAGCGGTGCCCGTAGATGAAGATGACCAGATAGTGGAACGTGACGGTCGGCCTGCATTCCTACAGCGTGACGATTGCAGGAAGCTACCACCGATCAGGAACTTCTACATCTACCGCGAGGAGGGCAAGGTGCCCCCGGCGATTGTAGTAGGGCGGCTCGTGGAAGTGCGCGGTGACTCGAGAACGGTGGAGATCCTGGAAGGCCAAGGCGAAGTAGCGGGCCTGAAGATACGCTATCCAGCGAAGCTGATCAAGCGCAAGAAGGACGGAAGCTGGTTTATCCCCGCGAGCCTCAATGTAGCGAACAAGGAGGGCAAGGCGCGTATGGCGATCCCGCGCGAGCTCGTGATAGAGAGTTATAAGGAAATGGAGAAGAAGCTGCAAGAGCTAGAAGCGAAGCCTGTGGAGAAGACAACAATGGCCGATAAGATGAATGAACATACGAAAGAGGAGATCGCTAATGATAGCCCGACGTTCATGCGTGAGTGTATCACTGAAGGGATCTTGTGTTGTGAGCTACTTCAGGGTGCGTATCATATCAGTGATGAAGTTGCAGCGGACTTGGCACTGCGGATCGCGCAGACACTCTACATAGATGCGGGCAAGGATCGACGCACACCAGCGAGGTACTGAGAAGATCAGCAGGAGGCGTAGAAAATATGCAAGAAAAAACGCAGCAGCGAAGGTGAAGAGAGAAAAATGACCGTGATCATCCCGCGTCGTAAAACCATTCGCATGATGCGAAACGCGAACCATGAAGCGTGCTGGCCCGACATCAAGGAAAAAGCGCGGCGCGTCAGAACGGTAGTTGACGACACAGGCGCGCGCTTCGTCGTTTACCGCATCTCAGGCAAAGAGCTCATGCAGGTGATGATCAAACATCGCACCTAATACCAACCCGGCATAGCCAACAAACTTAGGGGAAGGCGGGCAAAAAAGTGCCCGTTCATTCTGCGAGTGTTTGCGGATGCACTTCCGGGAAGTCGCCAGTATCCATAGCTTCCACTCGCGCCCTAATCTGTGCGAGCAGCTCCATGTACCGCCGCTTCTCTTCTGGTATGAAACCGCGATGTAGCCGCGCACTCTGCGAAGCGAGCATTTCCGCTTTCATGTCATCCATCCACTCGCAAAGCGCGAAAATATCTCGATTGTATAGTTCACTCATTTGTTTATCACCTCCTAAGATCTTTGATAAGTAATTGAGATGAGCAGGGTAAGCTTATATTACTTTGTACTCTCCCGTATTACCATTTTTTTCACGTAGAAAGTCTCGCCCTTCAGGGCGGAGAGGATGTCAGGTAGGGGAAAAAATACAGGGGCCCGGACTCGGGCCCCTTCATTCCAATTTCCTCTGTGCCGGACATGTTGCGCAGGCGAGAGACAGTTTCACGCGTCTTCGACCAGATCGGAGAAGTGGGCCTCTATTGCTTCCGTCGCGTTATGCTCCTGGCACCACTCGAAAGCCTCAGCACGAGTGAGTGCGCAGATTCGTGAACTGCCCGAAGTGCTATTGCCCCCGGCCGGAACCGCGTATTTGCTTAGTGCACCACCCTCACCCGCGATGAAGTAGTTCCCTTTCTTCGTTTTGTATAACACTTCGCTCCAATATCGGAAATCTCTTGGATGACCAAAACCATCATCCGCGATCTGCTCCGCAGTTTCCGTGTCGTACTTCTTTCCATTTATTATTGCTTTCATACATTTCACCTCCTATTCTATTTTTTCCTCCTTCGTGTTGATCCTCGGCACCCCGCTTTTTCCGTGCTCATCCTTCGCTGAGCTCGGGCGCTAGCACCTACAACATCCCGGGGCGACCTTTTGACCAGATCGCCCCGTTCATTGGTCGGGAGCCGTCGCACTTCCGCCGCCGCGCGACCAGCCGCCGCGCCGCTTATTTCCGCCATCTTTTTCGTTCGCCTCCCTCTTATCAACCTTAATTATATATTGGTATTAGAGGGTATATAAGCCTTACTATTTTTGTCA